ATATAGTCTCGCGTGGCTTTGCCCCAATTGGCGCGATCAGTGCCGCCAATATACTCGCCTACTGCCGACGCGACATCGCCGTTATTTCTGGCGAGATTTTCTTTTAGTAGCAAACCAGCCACCATCGCGGCAGCTTGTGGAGACGCCCAAGCATCCAAGCCATGCCGCTTAATCATGACCTCTCTAGTTTTTGGGATAATTTGATATACAGACTGAGCACCTTTCCCTGACACCTGATCAGCATTGCTGTGCTCACCGTTCAAGCGGATTTTGGACAGCAAGCCATCAGGCAAACCAAGCTTTGCTGTTACATCAGCATCAAGACTGTCATATAGCGGATCGGTGTATTTTGTCGCCATTATTTAGCCGCTCCCTGTCTTTTGAGTGCCTGCCCGTAGGTTGTACCAGCAGCGTAAATCTTGCCGTCAAACTCAATATCACGCGACAACGTACCGACATGCCCATTCGCCGAAATCCAAGCGACTTTCAAATCTTTAGCGAGTGAGATATTTCGCTGAACCCGCGCAAACGAATCCAAGAAATCAGCCTTTGCTTGATCAGATGCGCTTTGTTGTGGGAAGCCTTTGGCCACGAGTTGAATGTCTTTATCCGTTGCAGGACCTGGAGGAAGATTTTGCAGCATGCCGGTCAGCACGATACGATCCACCTGCTTGGCAATCGCCACTTCTTCAACGTCAAAGCCTGCAAGCGCCAAACCACGAAGCCACGCCCCCTTGATTACGCCACCATCAGAATCTTGTTGTTTAAGCACCTTAGATAGCTGTTCGGCGGTAGTCGCGCTATTCAGCGCAGCAACAGATGCTTCCACATCGTCATTAATGATTTTTTGCTGGCTTGCATTTAGCTTAATTACCGGATTTCCAGCAACCGCGCTAGCAGCCTTAGCCTGTTCTCGACGTTCAGCAGATTGTTTTATTTTCAGTTCGGCAGCTTGAAGCGCCACTCGTGCAAAATCAGCCTGAGTCGCATCAATAGCGCCAGCAGTCTGAGCGTCACGCAAGCGAATCTCGGCATCGGCGCGACGCTGTTCATTAGCAGCCTTGACACGCTCCAATTCGGCTGAATGCTGCGCCTTGCTCACATTGTAAGGATGCAACTGCTGCTCGCGTTGATCTTCATTCATTTTGGCAATGCTTGCCGCGTACTTGTCATCGTAGGCAGCGAGCGACAATTCAGCCAATGCCGAGATTTGCCGAATCGCGTTTTGATCACCAGACTCAAGAGCTTTTTGAGCGGTTTTGAGCGTTTCAAGCTGCTGTGGATCAGAGCCTGATTGCTCCAATGCTGAAACGCGAGTTTTGATCACATCAAGCGCCACATCACCGCGCCCCGACTTGAGCGCAGGCACTACACGAGCAAAAAACGATGTTTGGTCTTGCTTGTACGCGTCGCCCTTCACCTTCACCATGGTGTCAACAGATTCGCGCATCTCAGGAAATTGCATGATGATATTGGGCAACATCGACGAGTCGCCAGTGGTCAAATATTTCGCCACCAAGTCCTGACGCTGTTGTTCGCGCATCGCCTTTTGCTGTGCTGCAAGTTTATCATCTTGAGCTTTTTGCTGCGCTGCAAGTTGATCATCTTGAGCTTTTTGCTGCGCTGCTTTGATCTGCATATCGTTAGTACGCAAGGTCTGACCGTCTTGAATACCCTGTATCAGAGCTTGTGTTGGATCGACGTATTTCAGCCGATAATCATAAGGTTGACCAGCCATTGGAATAACTACCTTTTCGCGCCAATTAGAGTGCCAATACCGCCTAAAAAACTGCCAATCATGTCTTGATTATTTTGAGCACGCGCCAGATATGCGCCAGCCTGAGCCTGCCCCATATCGCCAAACAGTTGCGCATTCTGTGCTGCGGCGTATTGGGCAGCATTGCCCGTGCCAGTCGCCGCACCCAAGCCAGCACCAGCCAACCCGCCAAGATTGGCAAGTTGGTTTTGATAGGTCTGCTGTAGCAACTGCGGAGCAAATTGAGATAGAGCGCCCTGCACGTTGCCACCACGTAAACCACCAGTGGCGGATGCGTTCTGAAGAATCGCATTCGTGCCTTGGTTGAGCTGCGCCTGAAAAAACGGGCTGCTCTGTAGTGCGTCAATGGCTTGTTGCTGAGATGCCGCACCACCAACGCCCAACAGATTCTGCTGTTGTTTGAATGCAGCCGTACCGCCTTCAACGTATGGCTTGAGCAAGGTCTGCACCAAGTCAAACTGTCGGCGGTTTTCTTCAACACCCAACTGCGCAGCCTGAACCTGAGCATTTGCCGCTTTGCTTGCTCCGCGATTGGCTTGCTGTCCACCAATGATGCTTCCAGCAACTCCCAACCCAACTGCCGCCGCTTTGGCTGCACCCAACCCCCCAACTGCCGCTACTACAGGCATAACCACTCCTCCCGTGTCATACCCATCAATACTTGATCGAGCAAAACACCATTTTTCAAAAAAGACTGGCGATTGACGCCTTCGTGTTTAAAACCAAGCGACCCAGCAAACCATGCCGCCACGCGGTTATTAGACGGAACGCTTGTAACTGCTTTGAAGTACCGAGAAAAGATTAGATCAAGCAGCAGCTTTCCTGCCTGTTTAGACTGTTTGCCGCGAACATCGGGAAGTAATGCGGTGTGAATATCCACCGTGACTGCATTTTGTGGGATCAGCAAAAACACCCCGTGGCACGCGCCATCTTTGTGAACTCCAATCCATTCCAACGATTCAGCATCTTGAACCTTTGCACCAACCGAATTGTCATCGCACAAATGATCGGCAATAGATGGATGCATTAAGACGCTATTGATCAAATCAACGTCATAAATGCGAGCCAAATACATCACACCACCTCAGCAATAGACAGGATGATATTCAGATTTTCGCCGGTTGCGGTGACGGTCTGCGCAGCATTGATCTGATGATTAAGCAGCTCGGACAGGATCAGCGTTGCATCAGCAGCCAATGTCTTTTTAACAAACTGATTACCACCAACTGACACAACCAAAACAACTGGCAATGCTGTTGGATTGTGAGCGGTTGCCGCACGAATCTGGGCAAGCGTACCGGCTGGAGCGGTGTACAGCGTATTGCTGCCAGCGTTTAGCGTGTCGTTATACGCCTGTTTGTATTCAATGGTCACAATGACACCTCGACTAAGCCAAGCGCATCAATCGGCGCATCAAAAACAGAGACCAAACTGATCGGTTGATCGTTTGGATAGATCGGAATGCCTACCAAGCCAAGCGCATCATCAGGTTTTTGGTTCATCGCCTGAATCACCATGCTTTTTGCGTCGTCAGCAGTGATTTGCGCTTGCTGAATGGCCGTCAAAATCTCTTGAATCGTTGCAGGCAACAAATCAAACGCTTGAGATTGTAGATTTTCGATAAACTTGATTGATCGCGGATTTTTGGCAATCTGCTCAATTAAATTTCGCGGAAGTTTGGAGAAATTAGGCATTCAATGGCTCCACCTGAATCTCAAGTCGAGGAATCGCCAAAGTGGTCGAGCCAACACCACGAAAGCGCAAGCCAAGCCAGTGACCAAACCGAACGCCAAAACGATGCCACGTCATGCGGTGAGCATAATCACCACGCAATCCGGCTGATCTGCTGCGCTCTTGTGACCACGTCAGACCGTCTTTGGTGTATGAACAAAACACGCTGGGCTGTTGCCCTGTTGCTGCACGGCCTACAGTGCCCACAAGCTCGATTGAATTGATAATCGCGCCCATGCCTTCGTTGTAGATCAGCGCCGTATCAAACCGCCATCCTGTAGGCTGATCGTATTGGGCAAATGTTGCATCGGTCATGTAGCCGAGTTTGTTGGTTGTCTTGTCGCCTACGATCCATTTGTTGTAGGCATAAACAAAATTAATAGCCCGATACTGCTGATTTGCAGCACTGCCACTTTTCAGAATAAACCAAACTGGCTGTCCAGCAGCCGATGACCCTGCCAAGTCATAAACCAATGTCTCATTGAGCAGGTGGATATACAGGCATTGGTGCGCTTCGTGCTCGCGAGCCTCCACCACCATGCCAGACAGTTGCGATTCGGTGTATTGAGCGATGATTGACTCAATCTCGCGTGTGGCAATCCATTGGGCACCACCACTTACGCCAAGATAGACACTGATCGGCTCATTGCGACCACCACCCACAAAGGCAAACGTTTGGGCAAACATACATTTTGCATGGGTGCCAACAATGCCTTTTTGAATCACCGCGCCGTCAATGCGCTGAAATGGGAAAAGCTCGCCGCCAACGTTATCAAACACCTCAATGCTGTGGCGGTTGAGTACCACCAACTCATTGCGGACTTTGAGCAACCCTAAAACATTATCGGGATCAAACTCGCTTGAGCCGTACTTGAGTGGATTAACTGCGGTCGGATCATTCAGTTCAGTAACAACAATAAATTCGCCGTCTGTGGTGACGTGATACCCATCAATCCACACATGATCAATTACGTCGCCAAGATCACCATCGGTCACCTTGGCAAGCGTCAGGCCGTTGAAGTAATAAAATCCGCGATTCGACGAGACAGCCAGCCGATCAAACGAATAATCAAACGAGCAGCGACCACCTGAGCCAACATCACCCAATTCGGTCACATGGCCGGATGCAGACACACTCACAAACTTGCTGCCGCATACGCGATACAGCACACCGCCCCACACGATGCCACCGCGATCTAAGCCATTTGTGTTGGCAAAGTGCGCGATGCCATCGGCGGTGCGTAAATATCCTTTGCTGATACCCGTATCCTTGGGCACCGGCACAAGATTGACCGGATATGACGTGCGATAGTCCGATGTGGTGTCGGCATAGATGCCGCTCAGAATTGGCACTTGCATTAGAAGCCCCAACGTCTGTAGCGACGATTGCCAGCGCCGAGCGGATAACGATCAGGGTACTGTCGCGTTGGTTTGGTTGCCACACTAGACAGCATGGCGTTGTAAGCATCCTCTTGTGTTTTGACAAGCAAGATGTTTGGTTGTTTGCCATACATCGGGCAAATCTGAACGGCGAGCGATTTATAAACCGCCGCCGCGTGTTGCAATTCAATACCGCTATCGTCGTCCAAGTCACTATCAGTCGGATTGGTTGGCACGTTATAGCCAATATCCACGCCCTTAGATGACCACATCGCCACCATTGCATCCATCTGACGCAAAATGTCGGTGTGTTCCTCGGGTGACGCGTCAAACTGATAGCCACCCATGCCGATTTCGGTCATGGCTTGGTCGATGAGATAGCGTTTTTTGATCATTTTGGTTTGCTCAAGCGAGTTTTAGGCTCAGGCGATTGCGCCACCTTATGCGGGTGATCAACCCACCCGTCAGCAAGATAGCCCTCAACTTCGTCAGCATCGACAACGAGGGTTTGCAGCATTTCGCCCCACACCTCAACATCGCCATCTGCCTTGTAGAGCATCGTCGGATTCTGCATTTTCAAAGCTCCAGAAACGACAAAGGGGCGTTTAAGCCCCTATTGTCGTGGTGTTGATTAGGACTGACCAAACAACTGCACACCAGCCATTTCTGGATTGAGCAGCGCAGTGCCAAAATCAATATCCCAACGAGCTTTGACGCTCAGGTCATTGATTGAGCCTTGACGGGTGTAGGTGATACCGATACCTAAGCTGGTGGTAGCACGCATAACCATCCAACCATCAGCAGCATCCACACTGTACGAGCCGGGGATAAGAATCAGCGATTCCTTGCGGAAGAACGGATTCATCGGAGCAGCAACGGTGTTGAGCCAAGTCAGCGCAGCATTATCAGCCGGAGCATTACTGACGTTTGCATACTCTTTTGATCCAATCGAGCCTTCGGCAGCATCAATGATGGCTGGATAGATGCGGATGGTGTTGGCGGCAGGCTTATCAACCACACGGAACGTTTTTAGGCTGCCGGTGTTTTGCTTGGTGATCAGATGGATTTCAAAAACCCCATCAATCGTGAAAGCATCACCGACTTTGATGTTGGCGTAAGTGCCACCATCGACAACCAGATCAGTGTAGCGATTGTCCTTGTTTTCGGTCAGACCTGCGCTAGTAACGGTTGCGGCAGGCACAGTGCATTGGTTT